ATGTGTAATGTTAGTTATCGTTTGTGATTGCGCGGTCATCGGCGGACACGGCGCGTCCGTTCCGTCCGCGCCTGCCCATTCGGTGTCGTCCGCTCCGCGGACTGCCCATTCGGTGTCGTCCGTCCGCGCCCTCCGGGTGACGGACACGGCGCGGTGTGAATATGTGTGTAATGATATTTTCTAGAAAAAGGATTGACATTTTTCTAGAAAAGTGGTATTGTAATATCAGAAACAAGGAAAACCAATCATATAAAAAGGAGGAAAATTAAATGACAGTAGAAGAAATTAAAACCGTATTAAATGAAAAATGCAATGAGTCTTGGGATATGCTCAATACAATGGAAAATGTATACGGACAAAAGAGCATGCCAGCGGAAAAAGCCCTTACTAAGTGGGTAACATATGACGAACTTTTTAGGGAGTTATATAATGAATCGCCGCTGTACAGTTCCATTTAATACTTAACATCTGCTGACCTATCGGTAATACGGGGAGAAAAAGAGGATAACATGGGAATTAATCAAAAAATGAATTATGAAGAATTTATTAAAATGAAGAATAGCGTTGCTGAACTTCCTTTTTATGTGACAAGAAAAGTAGGAGCGGAGTTTAAAGTGTATGCGTATCATCATTCATCAATGACAAATGGATACATCCGTAAAAACGCAGTATATAATCCACAACCATATAAAGGCCGTTTTGGCGTTGGATTTACTGTAAAATCCAACAATTCCACAAGCACTCGTTATGCTTACATAACTTATTACATTGAAATCAAACATTCCGTTATCTGTTCTGCGAACGATAACTGTACGTTGTGTCCGTTGTACTCAAAAGAGGGAAACGGAGAAGAGTGTTATTATTAAGGGGGTATCATCATGAGAGTAAAAGATTTATCTTAATGTATAGTGGCATGAACCGCGTGGAAGTTGAAATATACGCGTCTGTTACGGTATTTAATGAAGAACATTATGTACCCGTGGCAGAATTTGCTATGGACTGCGCCAACTTCTACACGAAAAGAAGAGAAAACTACGTATCAGAAGAAGTAACCGGTTTCGAAATCGTAAACGGTAAATTGCGATTAATGATAAGGGGGTGTGAATAGTGCCGGCCTCAAAAGACTATAGCGTCTATCAAGAACTTGATCTTTCCCTTGAGGAGATCAAACGCGTATTACCTAAAGTTGCGGCTGCGGCGAATAGCCGCCTTGCCAAACTGGAAAAAGTACACGCACGCGACCAATGGGAATACGGACGTGTAAAGGAGTTTTTCGCGTCACAAGGACGGGAAAAAAATCGTTTCTTGAAAGGTATTAAACGTTCGGATGCATCCATCCGGCAGGAATGGGATACCATGATTGCGTTTTTGTCTTCTCCAGAAACCACACTGGAGGGATACCGGATTGCAGAATTGCAGAGACGTTTTGACAAGTCTAAGAATAAAATTAATGTAGAAGTAACAGAAGATAACTATAAAGACTTGTATTGTTTTCTAACATCCAATATCTACAAAAAGAATCTGCGGAAGCAGGTGGCATCCGATCAGATCATTGACGATTTTATTTCGAAAATAAATGACCGCGGAATTGAATTTGAAGATATTCTTGACGAATATCAGGAGTTTCTAGATGGATATATAACAGAAGAAGAATTATTTGCGAAAAATAGAACAAAATTAAAGTGAGTGAATATAATGTATAAATTAAATGTTCCTGTTATCATAAATGGAATTGAAGATGTTTCAAGTGAAACAATTTATTCGGTCAATGATTTTCCTTTTTCCGATTACCAGACGTTGCGCGAATGCCGCAAACGGGGAAGAAAGAAAAATCCTATCGTTTATTATGACGTAGAAATGGCGTTTGATATTGAGACAACCACACTGGAAAAATTAGATTATGAACGCTATAATAAAACAGGGGTAAAAGTAATAAAAGGTGATGCTTTTATGTATCACTGGCAGTTCTGTTTAAAAGATACCGTCTGTTTCGGACGAACATGGAACGAGTTTATTCGTTTTTGTGAGGGTGTACATTTGTATTTGAAAACATCTGATACGAAACGCGCTGTCGTCTACGTTCATAATCTTTCATATGAATTTCAATTCATGAAAGATTTCATAGAATTTGATGAAATCTTTGCGCGGGATGCACATAAAGTTATGAAATGTTATGCGTATCAATACGGGATTGAGTTTCGATGCTCGTATTTTTTAAGCAACATGAGTCTTTCAAAATTTTGTGAGAACAGTGCGGGCGTGACCCACTATAAACTGGTTGATACGTATGACTATAAAAAACTACGTACACCAAAAACACCTTTAACGGACGTTGAACAGGGATATTGCTACAATGACGTCCGTGGATTGTGCGAATGCATCCGCGCCTTACGGAAAGATGACAACCTTGCAGAAATCCCCCTTACCTCAACTGGCTACGTCCGCCGCGAATTTCGCCGCGCCATGCAGGCAGATAGCGGTTATTATCCGGGAGTATTTGCCGATCTGGCTTTGACGTTACCGCAGTACCAGCTTTGCAAAGACGCGTTCCGTGGTGGCAATACCCACGCCAACCGCATTCACGCGGGGCACACGATCACAGCGAAAAAAGGTGAATCTGTGACCGTTATGGGAAGTATGGATATTTCGAGTAGTTATCCGGCGCAGATCGCAACTGAGTATTATCCCATGAGTGCGTTTCGGGCGGTTGAGATCAAAACGCAGGGACAGTTTGACAACTTGTGTGCTACACGTTGTGTTATCATGCGGGTACAATTTGACAACTTGCGTATTAAAGAAAATATCCCCGTCCCGTATATCCCGCTGTCAAAGTGTCAGAAGCACGGGAAAGATTGTGTGATTGATAATGGACGCGTATTGTCTATTGCTTGCTGCGAAATAGCAATGACGGAAATTGACTTAGCAATCATAAGAAACCAGTACGACTACGACTTTTTTACCGTCCCGGAGTGCTACGTAGCCGCGCGCGGAAAGTTACCGGAAAGTATGCGTAAAACGATGATGTCATTTTTTACCGCAAAAAGCCAGTTGAAAGGAAACCCCGATAAAGTCTACGAGTACATGAAGTCTAAGAATAAGTTAAACAGCACGTTCGGAATGTGTGTGACAGATCTTTTACAGGACGAATGGGCGATGGATGCTTTTACGGGTGAATGGCATCTGGAAAAAGCAGATGCGGAAAAAGCACTGAAAACGTACTACGAGGGAAAGAATAGTTTTTTGCACTATCAATGGGGAATCTACGTTACCGCCCATGCAAGAAAGCAGTTACAAGATATGCTGGACGTGGTGGGAATGGATGTTGTGTACTGTGATACCGACAGCATCAAATTTCTGCATCCGGAAGCACACATTCCGGAATTTGACGCCAAAAATAAAATACTGGCAAAACGTGCAATTGAAAATGAAATTCCGGCGTTTTGTGACGTTGGGGACAATCGCTATATTCTCGGCGTATGGGATATGGATGATCTGTATATCCAGTTTAAAACACTTGGCGCGAAAAAATACTGCGGCGTGGAATGGGACGAAAAAGCGGCGCAATCTGGCAAAGACCCCGTGCGTTTTACGTCTACGGTCGCTGGCATGAATAAGAAACTTGGGGCGGAAAACTTAAAGTGCTGTAATAATTTCCGTCTCTGCCGCCGGATGGAAAATGTCGGACGGACAATCAGTTGCTTTAACAACTCGAAACCCCATTACATCAAAGTAAACGGGGAAGAAATTTTAACGGCTAGTAACATTGGAATCATTGATACCACTTATACCTTAGGTGTATCGAATGAATACTATGAAGTATTGGTAAACTCACAAGACGGAGTGTTACCGGAATAGGAGACGATATGGGATATTTTGTGTTTTTTATGTTTTTGGTATTATCAACGATCTGGGCGTTACATGAGGAAGAACTCGACCTTGCTATCCTGCTTTTATTTTTGGATATTTTCTTTATTTTCTTATTTTAACTATTGACTTTTTGGTAGAAAATGCTATTATAATACTTGTAAGAACAAATAACAACATGACGAAAGGAGAAAAATTATGGTTAGAACAAAAATCGAAACATTTATCTATTCTGTCATTGACAGAAACACAAAACAGGTGATCGGCTCTTTTGAGAATACAGAAGAACTGAAAACGCAGAAAGCAAAAACCGCCGCTGTTGCCGCCGCTGGTTTTCCGGAGGATTCCATCTGTGTATTAACCGATACCGTATCTGCCCGCTACGAGATGCCAGACGAACAGTTCTTTGCAGAAGCAAAGAGACTGGACGATTAATCAGCGCACAACCTCGGTCTGGAAGTGACCAGATAAGACGGAAACGGTCAAAGCAAAGCGCCGCGGTTCTGCATAGTAAAAAAAAGGAGAGAAAATCATGAGTAAAGCAAAAATGAAACTGAACAACGTAACTGTAAACTATGCAAAGGAAGAGGACGGCAAAAGCGTTCTTTCTGCTTCGATCACAGCAGATCAGCAGAAAGACATCTTTGAAAAAATTATCGAAGAGTTTGGTGAGGATGCCGCCGCGGAAGCAAAGTGGATTCCGGCGAAAGAAAGTGACAAATCTGGTCTTTACGTAAAAGCGCAGACCAGTTACCACGTTGACTTTTATGAGGATTCTGTAGAGAGCGACACCGTTTCCAGTGTTGACGAACTTGGAAAAGGCGCAGTCGTTGACATTTTCATCTCCATCGGAGAAAGCAAGTTCCGCCGTGACAAGGGATTCACAGCTTACCTTTCCGCTGTAAACGTCCACAAGTTTGGCGATACGGAAAAATTCAATCCGTTTGCTTAACTACATATGACGGCGATACGTGCCCCGACTGGCGGACGGTAACTTGTGTTTAACTAACCTGTAGTTGATTGTTACTATATCTTGTGTATTTTGAAAAAACTCCATACGTGTGAGAGAGCTACGTTTTCCAGCGTAGCTCTTTTTTCTACCCGCGAAGTTCTGCCGCCCTCTGCCGTCCATCTGCAAGCAAAACGTGCGATCATCGTGCGATTAACGTGAGATTGACTGCGGAGAGACTGGCGGGGAACTGGCGGTGACGCGGAGCGGGAAATGATAGAAAGGAGGTCGTGAAACAATGATTTTTTGGAATGATATCAATTGGGAAAAACTTTTCGCTGATTATGATGTGAAATTTGAATCGGCAGACGATAAAGGCAATCCGATTCAGTACTACAATCCGATTCGGTTATTTACAGAGCCGGACGTGGACGGTGATTTCGCTGGCGTAGCAATTACGTGTTCCAACCGTAGTGCTGGAAAGACAAGTGCGTTTGCCGCGGCAAGCTGTATCTTGTGTAAAGAGTACGGATTGCAGACGGGATGGATTTTTCGGACAAAAGGGGAGATGACGGGAGCGGCGGCAATGTATGAAGATATGCTAGGAATGTATCCAAAATTAGGAAGTGTTATTACTTATAAAAATCTTGACAAAAACGGAAATGTCGTCCGGTACTTTTTGGATGGTGAGCCGTTCGGATGCGCGTTTAGTTTTGGAAGTAAGATGGACAGTGTAAAAAAGCTGTCACCGTATTTTCGGGATATCTACTTTTTGTTTTTTGATGAGTTTAGCATGGAAAGCGGTCAATACGTAAAAGGGGAATCCGAAAAACTGCAATCGTTGTTATTGACGATCAGCCGTGGAAATGGACGCCAGTCCCGATGGTTTAAACTGGTGATGGCATCCAATAATATTTCGTTGCTCAATCCCCATTTTGTTTTTTTCGGCATCCACAAGCGGTATCAGAAAGAAACCAAAATGCTGCATGGAAGTGGTTTTGTGTGTGAGTTTACGCACAACGATAGTGCAAGTAAAGCCATGTGGGAGAACACCGCTTTGAAAGCGTTCCGCGGCGGTCACTACATGCAGAGCATGAGCGTGGGAGATCAGATGTTGATTGATGATGCCGTGTTTGTGCAGAAGCCGACCGGACGGTCGCGGTATCTGTTCACGATCAAACACAGCGGAAAAAGCTATGGGGTATATGAGTATTACGAAGAGGGGTACATCTATATTACGCACACCTATAACCCGTCTTGTAATTTTGTTGCGGTTTTTCGGGACGGAGACCACACCCAAAACACGGTTATGTTGGAACACTATGATTATTTATTTGAAAATCTGGTTGACGCGTACCGGAAAGCATACTTGCGTTTTGATGATCTTGACAGCAAGAATATGGCGGTTGAGTTGCTTGGGATTGATCTTTACAAATAGTTTGTGTAGGACGGACAAATGTACTTGACATCCGGACAAAAAAGCCGTATCATGAAAATACGGGGAAACCTTTTTCAGAGGGGTTGCCACGGTTGAGTAAACCGCCCTGTCCTTGGCAGGTCAAAAGGTTTCCTTGTTTTAATGGACAGGAAGAAAGGAGCAAATATGGCAAGTATCGTTTTTCATATGATTGTAGGAATGATGAAAAAAGAAAATGCTTATCTTGCTTATACGGTACGCTATAAAGGGGACGAAAAAGACACGTTGATCATTGTCCCACATGAAAATTATGAGTCTCACATCCGGTATTTGTGGGATTTCTTTTTTATGGATGGCAACGCGTATAACCGTAAATCGCCAATCCGCTTCATTCATAATTTTATTATGTGTGATAAATTAAGTGAAATTGATGACTGGTTAAAATGGCAGGATAAGGAGGTAGAAGCATGGATGTAACTATGGTAACGCAGTTAGTTGGAAGTCTCGGTTTTCCAATTGTTTGTTGTGGCGCACTTTTCTGGTATCTGGTGAAAGAAAAAGACGCACACAAGGAAGAGATGGAAGAACTGCGGAAAAGCGTAGAAGCGAACACGACTGCAATTAATTCACTTTGCCAGCACTTAGGAGGTGGAAAGAATGAATAAAATCGAAAAAACAGTTGCATGGGCGGAACAAATCGCCGCCGATGATCGGCACGGGTACTCACAGGTACACCGGAACAGTCCCGATTATGATTGTTCGTCATTTGTCGGGACTGCACTTGCAAAAGCTGGTTTTCCGGTCAGCATTTACAGCACAACTAGAAATCTAGGTGAACAGTTGGAAAACGCTGGTTTTGTGAAATGCGGTAAACCGTGGAAACGCGGTGATATCCACCTTTCGGCTGGTCATCATGTAACGATGTCGGTTGACGCGAACCGCATCGTCCACGCCAGCCAGTCGGAAAACGGCGGGATTGATGGTCAGACGGGAGATCAGACCGGAAAAGAAATCTGTGTACGGTCTTATTACGATCTTCCGTATGAAAATACCGTTCACTATCGGTATGCAGGAGCCGTCGACGAAAAGCCGCATAACGTCATGGAAAGTTCAATCAAAACAGAATCCGCGCGTAGTTTTGACCGGAAAATTGCAGGAGCGTATCATACCAATGACCGCTATCATTTACGCGTTGGGGCGGGAATGAATAAAACTGTCATCTTGACGTTGCCAACCGGAACCAGTGTTAGAAACTACGGGTATTATACAAATGAGTGGTATCTTGTAAAAGCGGTTGTCAATGGAATCGCCTATACTGGTTACGTCGCAAAAGAGGGGTTGACCCGTGGCTGATCTGACACTTGCGTACAATACCTGTATCGAGATTTGTAACAATCCAAACGTTGGATATTCCCAAACGTATCGTGAGGGTCAGACCGTAGGAGGTATTACCTACTATGATTGCTCCTCTCTCATGAGTTACTGTTGTACGGCCGGCGGGTTTTTAGCATCTAACCCGTGGTTTACGACCCGTAGCATGGACGGATATTTGATCGGTGTTGGATTCCAAAAAGGTACAGCCAATCAGCCATGGAAAAAAGGTGATATCTTATGGAGGAGCGGTCACACCGAAATGGTTTACAATCCCGCTGACGGTGGCGGGTATACGATGGGAGCGCACACCGATAGTTACCCGCTGGAAAGACAGGTATCCATTAATACGTTTGTGTCTCCCTATAGCGCATGGACGTATCTTTATCGGTATCCGGTTGAGGTACAAAGCGGTATCAGCCAGTATGTCATTTCCGCCATCTGCGGCAACTTTTGGCAGGAATCAACCGTAAACCCCGGGTTGTGGCAAGGTACGATTGTAGGAGCGCCCGGCTATGGATTGGGTCAATGGACAGATAACGCCGACACCAACCGCCGCACACAGTTATTTAATTGGCTGGACGCGAACGGGTACAGCCGGGACGATGGAAACGCACAGTTAGAGTATTTGATCTACGAGAATGTATGGTATTCTGTAGGCGCGGCAAGTGCTTACGAAAATCTGCAAGCGTTTTTACATAGTGACAGTACCGATCTTAACGCACTGACTGCCGCTTACATGAAAGGGTGGGAGGGAATCAGTGACGATGGAACACTTGCGTTCCGGCAGGAAAAATCACATGAATGTTTCAATTTTATTTCCGGACACGCAAAAGATTCTGCAATTACCGGATGGCTTGTTGGGAATCGGTATTTATCTGATTCCGAACGTTTGAATAACGCGGTCATGGTATTTCGGTATTTGTCAACTGGACAACCCGAACCCCCCGATCCGCCTCACCCAACGAAACCAAAACGGCATAAAATGCCAATCTGGTTATATCCCAATTTAAAAAGGAGGTTTTAACATGACACTTGAAGAGTATTGGACAGAAATTGTTGCCGACATTGGAAACATCGAAACGCACGGTGACGCAATCGCCGCCATCAGCGAAAAAATCAAAACAGAAGATACCGACATCGGAGCTCTGATGTCCGAACGTGACGCGCTGGCCGCAGAACGGGACGAACTGAAAGGAAAGTATGATTCCGCGGTGGCAGAAATCAAAAGCCGCTGGTCTGATCTTTCCCACGGCGGAAGTATCACAAAAGTAACCGAGTTTGGCGGAAACGCGCCGGAACCGGAAAAAACCGCAACAAGTATCAACGATCTTGATATGTCTCAGCTAATTCTGAGCGGAAAAGGAGAGTGAAACAATGGCAGAAAAATTAGATATGACCAATATTAATATGCTGAATTCTGTCCGTCAGACGATGAGTGTTGACTACCGTGACAGAGTTCCTGTGGCAACGCGAGAAAATATTGCCGATATTGCGAAAACATTAACCGACCCTTACAATCCGATGGCGCGTAACGAACTGGTTCCTGCGCTGGTAAATCTGATTGCCAGTCAGTCGATCAGTACCGAAGCGTTCCGAAATCCTCTGCGTGTACTGAACAGTAACGCCATGCCCTATGGAAACGGAGAACAGGAAGTCTACGTAAATTTTGCACAGGGTTACGCGCACAATGCCAATATCAGCATCGAAGATGCTACCGCCATTTATAACAGCTATATCATGGCGCTGTACCATGTAATCAATTTCAACAACGACTATCCGGTTACCATCTGGTTTGAAGATATGCGCGGCGCGTTTCTCGATGATTACGGACTCAGAAATCTGGTGCAGGCAAAAGTGGAAAGTGTCGTTTCCGCTTGCAATTGGGATGAATTTACGACAGCGAAAGAGTTGATCGCATCCGCAAAGCGCGCTGGACAGATTTATCCGGTTCATGTGGATGCGGTTACAGATCAAGCATCCGCGAACGCACTGGCGAAACAAATTCAGTCCTATATTGACAAGATTCAGTTCCCGAACCCGCTGTATAATTTCGCTGGCGCTACATCGGCGGCAAAAGAAAATACCATTCTTCTGTTTGTCGACCCAGATACCAAAGCCGCGATGAACGTTGACAGTTATGCAAGCGCGTACAATCTCGACCGGATGATTCCGAAAGCACAGCAGGTTTTAATTGATAACTTTAACAATGCTGAGGATATCGTGGCTGTACTGGTTGACAAACGGTTCTTCAAAATACGCGAACAGTATCGCATGATGGTACAGGATAACGTTAACCGCGGACTGCGTTGGAACAATACGTATACAATAAAAGAGATGTTCTCTTATTCCCTGTTTTATCCGATCATCGTGTTTACGACCGAGACGGTTCTTGTTTCTTCCATTACGGCAAATGACGTGGAAGTGGTGAAAACCGGAACAGATGTGGATTTTAGAGAAAAATTTTCGATTAATTCTAATGGAGTAACCGATAAAGCAATTGACGTAAAAGTAGAGGGTAACTCTTCCCCTGATACGTTTGTTATTCCGGGAACAACCATTCTTAGAATCGCAAAAGATGAGAAGAACCTGAAACCGAAAGCAAACAAAACAACAAGCGTGAAAGTTGTGATTACCAGTCGGTACGACTCTTCCAAAACGGCAACCATTTACTTTACGAAAGATTAAGTAAGAGGGAGGAAACATGGATAATTTCATTCCGATGCCGCCGCAGGAAAATGTGGCGGCTGTTTCCCCGCAGACAGAGGTAATTTTAGCAAGTGGGATTGAGTGGGGAAACGATTATGAACACGTAAGATACTACGAAAACGGAAAAGCAGGTTGTCTGGCGCACGTAAGAGAAAAAGCAATCCATGTTTTTAAGCAGTCCGCGCCCGTGAGATGGGGAGAACTGACGTATAAGGGGAAAGGAAATGAGAGTGGGTTTTTGAAATGCAATTATATTGCGTTCCAGAATAAGCCGTATACGGAAGAGTGGTATTTTGGGTTTGTGACAAGGGTAGAATGGTTGAGTGACGGAAGTTTTAAGATTTATTTCGAACCCGATCGTTTTCAGAACAGTTTTTACAATGTGGTGTTACAACCGTGCTATGTGGAGAGGGAACACGTTGCGAAAGCAGATGACGCAGTAGGGGCGAATCTAGTCCCCGAAAAACTGGAAACAGGGGAATACATTGTAAATGGTTCCGCTGGTATGGGTTTCGGTCTTATGAACTATTGTCTTGTTGCAAGTTCTGACGAAAACGGTGTTGCATTGGAACCGGAATTAAATCAGAAAATTATGTCTGGTTTAACTTATTTTAACACAGTTAATTTTGATGCCATGAAACAGAAAATTCAAGCTTATGCAACAAGCGGAAATGCAGATGCTATTGTGGCTATTTTCCAGGCTCCGCAGTTATGTTTTAATAATTCCCCGCAAGAATTTACAATGCATTTTCCAGAAACACTGGCAGGATATACACCAAAAAATAAAAAATTATTCCAGTATCCTTTTTCGTATCTGATTGTAGATGCACATGATGGAAGTCAGTACATGTATCGGTTGGAATATTTTAAAGATCAAAAAATTTCCTTTTATGGACAGGGAGTTAAGTTAAACATTCCGTCCATTTATATCAGTCCGAAAAATTACAAAAACGAACCTACTACTAACACGCCGTATGGTTTTGTGTACAGTAATTTCCCGTCTTGTGCATGGACAAATGACGCGTATCAAGCATGGCTCGCGCAGTCACAGCCTATATGGGACTACCAGACAAAACAGCAATATATTGATACCGGAAAAAGTGTTATTTCAACCATTGCAAATGTCTTGAGTGGTAATTTTGGAAAAGCAGTTGAAAGCAGTATCGGACAAACCGTAAGCAATTTTATGTTTGGCGAAAATATTTCGGCGCAGATGGAACAGCACGATTTAATACCGCCTACAGCAAAAGGAAGTGCTACCGGAAGTTATGTGCAGACTGCACTTTTTAGCAATACAATTGCGTTAAAGACTATGTGTGTAACGCCGGAAATGGCGAAAGTAATAGACGATTATTTCACTATGTATGGCTATGCGACACATAGAATCAAAGTGCCGAATATAACAGGGCGGTCAAGTTGGAATTTTGTGAAAACGGTAAATTGCGGATTGCACGGAGCGTGTGTCACCGATGATATTAACTTTTTGCAGGCAATATTTAACCGCGGCGTTACGTTCTGGCACACGGACGATGTTGGAAACTATGGTCTTTCCAATGATTAAGGAGGTGCTGTCATGTATAATAACCCGTATCGGGTGAGCAACAAAGAAGTTTGGGGATGCTGGGAAACTAACCCGAATACGTCACCGGAAGAAAAAATGTATTTCCGACACTTTTTTGATAAGTTTGTAAATCTAGCGTTATCTCGGTATGAGTATGACGGTTTACCGGATGAGATTCCACCACGGATGCTCAACTCATATCTGTTATGGCAAGGAATGTGCCTGTTTAAAAAAGAGCCAATCACCGGACTTTTCGGAGTGTTTGGTGTTAATCTGGTTGGTGAACCCGACATTTACGGGATTCCTACTGATTGGATTGCATACGCCATGAATGGAAAATACTACGAACAGACCGATAAAAACGAAAGTTCGTTGATTTTTGCCAGACCTTTTGCCGTTCCGGAAATTCTCAGTATTATTCTGCACGCACAGAGTTTGGCAGAGAAAAAAGCGTCCACAAGGGTAAACGTTATTCAGCAGAGAACGCCAGTTGTTATCAGCGGGGATTCTACGCAGAAGTTATCCATTGACAACTTTATTCAGAAGTGGGTAAAAAATATTCCGTTTATCAAAGCAAAAAACGATATGCGAAAACAGATTCAAATTGATACCATTGATTTGAAAGTACAGCCAATTTTTAACGAACTTGACACCGCCGCACAGAGAGAAGTAGCAGAATGTCTAGCTGATCTCGGTATCGAAGCAAGCGGCGTAGAAAAACCGGAACGGCTGGTTTCCGCGGAAACGAGTTACAACGATGGAGAGATCGAGTTGACAAGAAACGGAAATCTGGCTACCATTCAAAGAGGATTGGACGCTATCAATGAACTATATGGATTGAATATCCATGTACGTTTTAATTCTAAGATGGTAACACCGATTAACCGACCGGATGTTTTCGGCACAACAAATGACGAAAACGACACACCGGAAAACAACGGAAACAACACGCCGGAAAGCGAGGTGGAATAATGTTTCTTAGTTATAACTACGAAACGAAAACATTGACGAATACCATTGAGCAGTTGGTCATTTCCGACCATGTACTTTCACCACTTGAAAATCAGACCATTGATCATATGATCGAAGCCGCCGTTCCTTTAATCTTCAATTTTGACTTTCCGTTTTATGTCGATGCTTCCGCTCCCGAATATGCAACCGCAAAACTTGTGTTCGAAAAATCGTTCTGTTTACAGTATTTTCGAGAACAGATCGGGTTGGAAACTGTCGGAGAATTTCAATATCATCTAAAAAAGATTCTTACGGTCAATATGCCGTACTATGAACAGTTGTACCGGAGTATTACTTTTGAATACAACCCGCTGATTACCCATAAGAGTACACGAAAAGTAACGAGTACAAAAGACGATACACGAACAGGTGTGATCGCGGGAGACAGCACAGCGAAAAACACAACGACAGCCGATACAAATAACAATACCCAAAGTATCCATTCAGACAACCCGCAGATTAATTTTGCCGGAACGAATTACGCGTCTACTATGGATAGGGGACAAAATACCATCCATAACAGTGCTATAAGCAATGGAGAGAATACCACAAAAACCAACAGTAATGACACGTATCATGCAGATAATAATGATACGATTGAAGATGAGGGATTCGACGGTAGTTACTCTATAGAAATTCAGAGATTCCGAGATACCATACTTAATCTTAACAAGCGTATTTGCGATGATTGCAGAGAGTTATTCTATCAATTTTATTAAGGAGGGATAATAATGGCAGAGAAACCAACGATTCCAGATTTTCCTGCGTTACCAGATTTCTGTAAGATGATTACGCAAGCTTGTGAAGTTGTAGCAAGTGTGCGGGGGATTCCATATGATTTCAACGGGACGTTGAGTCTGGAAAATAAATTTGTTGTGCTGTTTAAGACTGTGAAAGAAATGTTTAATGCACAGGACGCGCTTGTAAAAAGCTACAAAGAATTGTATGAATTTATCAATACTTACTTTGACAACTTAGATGTGCAGGAAGAAATTAACAATATACTGAATAAAATGGCGAATGATGGTACGTTACTAACTATTATAAAACCTACTATTTCGAACGAAACTACGAAATGGCTTGCGGCTAATATTACAAATCCGACTAGTCCGGCAGTTGATAAATCGTTGACGGTACAGGGGGCGGCGGCAGACTCCTTTATGACAGGCTCATTACTTTCTTCTTTGTTCTCACCAAACGATAATTACTTTAGAGAAAACTTAGGTGAGGGCACTACTTTTACCGATGGACACTATATAGACGCTGATGGTAAAATTCATGTAAATCAAGAATATAGCTATTCCGACTATATTGCCGTTCAGCCTAGAACATCACTTCAAATTAAAAGCGGCATTGATACATTTGTATGTGCTTACAATGAAAAGAAAGAATTTATTTATGGTTTTTATACTAACACTAATCAAGCATTTGATCTACTTGACGATGCACATTTTATTAGATATTCTATTGTTACATCTAAAAAATACATCAAAGCTATCATAAATCCTATGTATACTATACAAAGTGAATTATTAACTAATTTCTATTCTGGTGCATTTAGTAACACAATTATTCTTCCGCAAACTATACGTATTAGAGGATATTACGCAAATTGGGACACGGGCAAATTGTCTAAGAATGCTAACTATTTCTGCTCACCTTACTTACGAGCTTTAACTGGCACAATTATTTGCAACACTATTCCTTCAAATGATAATGTGTTCACAGTTTCATTTTATGATAGTAACTTTACTATGCTTAGTTCTGTTTTTAATAAAACTGTTGTACCAATACCAAAAAACGCTTATTATTTCTGCTTTTCAAAACGTATTGATACTAAATACGATGTTAAAATTATTAGCAACTCTACTACATTAACAGTATCAAAAGACAATTCTAAGATGTTTACTTACATAAATGATGCCCTGAATTTCGCTTATGCGATTGAAAGTAAAGAAAATCCAATTACAATTATTATTTATCCTGGCGTTTACAACGAAGTCCTTTTTATTAAAGGTAACCATTATGTCTCTTTAATTGGCATTAACAAAGAAACTTGCGTTATTAAAAACGATACTGCACAATATAACAATGCGCCGTTAAGAATACAAGGTGCTTGCTATGTAGCAAATTTAACTTTTATTTCAACCGCTGACAAATATTCTTCTAATACCGGAGATGGGCATGAAGCATGGAAAAAAGATGTGCTAGATGGCGTTAGTAACCCTACATGGCTAAATACAATCGGTTCATACGCTGTTCACTGTGATGATGTAACTAACGGCGAAATTACAACTTCTATATTTGAAAATTGCTATATGTACAGCGAAACTTTTCCTGCGTTTGGGTCTGGTATGCAATTAAATAATACAATTTACTTGTTAAACTGCGACTTATTAACGTCTATTGACGAAGATATTTATAATGCTAATAAATTAAATTCACAGGGCACCCTTTTATGCCATGGAAATTACCCTACATCACCTGTACCTAATCCAAAACAATCTTTAGTAGTTAAAGATTGCAGAATTTCTGGCATAAATTCAAAATGCTTAAATATGTATGCATCTAACAATGCACCTAAAGCCGACATCATTTTTATTAACAATACTTTTGATAATAACCATAAAAATGGTGTTGATGATATACTAACATTCACTTTTGATACACAATATATAAACTCATCTTCCCACGGTAACAATGTAGAATTCTTTAACAAAACTCTTTTAGAGTGAAAATAAATGCAAAAATTCAGCACTTTTATAATGGCCTGAATGTCTGCAATTTTGTAACAGACAACCGCAAGTTACTGCACGATACCTCAAGTTACACACATAATATAACCGGCAGTCCGCGGAGCGGACGACCCCGAACGGGCAGGCGCGGACGGAACGGACGCGCCGTGTCCACCGTACACCCGCACGATCACAAGCGATAACTAACATTACCAATATGATAT